GCGGAGTGGTTGGAGTGCATTTTCGGCATCCACTACGCCACCAACGGCTCCGACGAAGGCAAGGCGCTGGCGGAACAGTTCAGCGCGCGCAGCGACAAGTTCGACGCCGAGTTCTTCGACGAGCGCATCTGGGCCTACGTGAAAGACGGCAGTCTCACCCCCGACCGCAAACTCGTGACCGCCGCCTCCATCTTCTGGCGCGCCAGGAAAACAGGATGGGGGCCATCGGCTCACGACGATTTCATGGCGCTACTGGAGCGGTTCGAGAAGCCCCACGTAGACCTGTCGGAACCCGTAGACCTTTGGGCCACGGAAGAGCCCCCCGAAGTCAAGCCCGACAGCGCCCCGGATTTCCTCCACCGCTTCGCCGATCACTACGCCACCGTGCGTGGCCAGGACCCGGCCGGCTATCTACTCTTCGCCGTGGGCGCCGTCGCCTCTGCCATCCCGCTCCATGTGAGAGTGAACCCCGCGCGCCGAGAACCCAGCTTCACCACCTCGTGTAACCTGTGGTGCGTGGCGATCGGCGGCTCCGGCATCGGCAAGACGCCAATTCTGAATGCGCCGCTATCCCCTCTCGCCACCATCCACGAAGCCGAAGCCGCGCGCCACGCCTCGAACATGGCACAGTGGAACGATGATCTGAAGTTCGCCTCGAAAGAGGACAAGCTGGTCTTGCTCAGCAAGAAACCGGTCTTCACTCCCAGCATCATCAACAACTCGACCACCGAATACATCTTCGACGCCTGCACCGCCGCCTACCCAAACCGCAGCGTGCTGTTCAAGGCGGACGAATTGTCGGGTTGGATTTGTGGCATGGGCCAATACAAGGTGGGCGCCTCCTCGGACCGCGCTGACCTGCTGCAAGGCTACAACGGCGACCCGTTCACCGTGGGGCGCAAGTCCGGCGTGCACTCCATCCCCAGGTTCGCCCTGAGCGTCATGGGGTGCACGCAACCCGAGGTGGCGCAGCGCGTCCTGGTGCCCGGCGCCGAGGACGGCATGATGGCGCGCTTCCTGACCGTGGTGCTACGTGGCGGCAGTCCCTCCGGGGAACACATCAACGAAGACATGGCACAGTTGTCACACTACGGCGCCATGTTCCCGCGCCTGCGCAACCTGCCCGAGATGACCATTCGGTTCGACGAATCTGCACAACGCCTGTTCGACGAGAGCGCGGCCCGAGCCCGCCGATTGGCCGACACGGAAACCTCCTCACACATGGCGATGTGGCTCTACAAGTGGCAGACGCACTTGGCCAGGGTGGCTTGTGCGATGCATCTGGCGAAGTGGGCCTGGGCCGATACGGACCCCGATAACTTTCTCGGTGAGGATGTCCCCCCGGAAATCAACCTGGATACCATGACACAAGCCTGCCGATTCGTGGGTTGGCTCATGGGGCACGCGCGCAACTTCTACGACCAGAACGACCAGATGAGCCTGAAGAAGCACCTGCGCAACATCGGCGCCATGGTGCTGCAGCGTGACAGAAAGGAAGATGGAAGCCTCGACACAACCCTGACACGCCGGGAATTGGACCGACACATGACCGGATGGGTGCGCCTGGAGCCGCGGGAACAGGGGAAAATCATCAACGCACTGCACTCGGCAGGGTGGTTGGTGGCCGATGTGTCGGCGCGACGTAGCGCGAAACGTGGCTTCCTGTTCGCGGATGGCACGGCGTGGGCGATCAATCCGGCCGTGTTTGACATGTTCAACGACCAAAAGTTGAAGGAAGAACAGTTGCGCCGGCAGCGCGCAGCGGATTTGGAGAGCACAGACCTGTACTGACACGCGACATTAGCCATTCATCAGGGGCCGGAAGCAGTGAAAACTGTTCCGGCCTTTGTTTTTTGGGTACGTTTTTTCGATCAAAAAACAGTAAATTTGAAATAGTGAAGGGTTTAACGTCCCGTCCGTCAGCACTCTGTATAGTAGAAAGAGAGAGAGTGTGACTACATGTAAAAAAAAAATCACTTGCTGATTTTCTATACGGCTGTTTTAAGAGACTCACGCGTTTACTCTACGATATGCTGACGGACGGGACGTTAAAGGCACTACTATTTCAAATTCGTTGGTTTTCATGTACATTTCAATTTTCCACTACATTTTCTCAATCTTATGTCACGAATCAAGCTAACAGCGGCGCAAAGGAAGGCCGAGATCGATTTCCTGGAGAAGCACCTGTGCAAAGGGGTGCGAGGGGTGATCCGGATCGAGGCCGTGAAGGATCAGCCCCAGATTGGCGGGGAGGTCGTATGGAAGGGGGCCGAGAAAGAGCGTAAACGGAAGAAGGGGTTGCCGGGATATCTGGTGCTGCCTTCGCCGGGAGGAATGGCCGTCATGCTGGAGTTGGTGGCGCCGGGATATTCGCCAGGGGTGGGGGTGGAGCGGTGGATCAGCACGTTGGCGGAAAATGGGGTGTGGGCGGAATGGGTCAGCACGAAAGAGCAAATTGACTGGGTGCTCAATCAGGCCACGTATCCGGAGGCGGGGTATCGGCGTGTGCCGAGAGAGCTGCGGATGCGCAGGCAGTCAGATGGCGCGTGGCTGCGATGATTGACCTGAGCATCGGGGCGAAAGAGCTGAACCTGGAGGATTACCTTGGGCAGGAGGTCAAGCGGCGCAAGGGATTCACGATCAAGCTGGGGTGGGACGGACTGCCGGATCGATTGGTGATCATTGCGCCGAACCGCATTGGATTCATCGAGCTGAAGAAAACAGGAAAGAAGCCGGAGAGGCTGCAGCGCTGGTGGATCGAGCGGCTGACACGCATGGGGTGCGTGGCGGGTTGGGCCGACACACGCGAAGGCGTCGATTTGTTTCTGGCAAGGATGAAAGCCTGATGGAATACACGGCGAGGGAGTATCAGAAGCGCATGACGCAGGCCGTGCTGGACCTGGAGGCCTGCGCCTTGTGGGCGGACCCAGGACTTGGCAAGAGCGTGAGTCTGTTGTCGGCGATCGTCGCGTTGCAAGAAGACAGGTTCGAGACCACGCGGTGGTTGATTGTGGCGCCCAAGCGGGTGATTCAGCTCACATGGCCCAAGGAAATTGCCAAGTGGGCGCACACCCAGCACCTGGACTGGCGAATCGTGGATACGGACGATATCCACCTGCACCGGGTGCAACACCCGAAAGACCCCGCGCGCAAGATGCTGACAATCAAGGATCGGGCCGGGACGAAGAAGCGCCTGCAAGGCATGCCGGAAACGATCCATCTGGTGAGCAATGAACAGTTTCCGCATCTGGTCAAGGCCTACGGGGTCAATTTCCCCTATGACGGATTGGCCATCGACGAAGCGCGCAGCCTGTTGTCGTCGAAGAATCTGGTGTTCAGGGCCGTGCGTGCCGTGCGCCCTTTCCTGAATCGATTCGTGGAGTTGACCGGAACCCCGGCGGCGAATGGCCTGGAGGATATTTACTCGCCAGTGGGGTTGTTGGACGGAGGCAAGCGCCTGGGAAAGAGCAAGAAGGAATTCCGGGAACGGTTCATGCGCGTCAGCCACACGATCGAGGTGGGAAACCGCACCGTGCCGATGTGGGAAATGCGCGACAAGGAAAGCGTGATTGACGCCGTCAAGGATATTTGTTTTGCGTTTCGGCAAGAGGATTGGCTGGAGCTGCCTGAGTTGATTATCACGCCGGAATGGGTGCGCATCCCGAACCATGCCAAGGTGCTGCACGACGAACTCAAGCGCGAGCTGGTGGCGGAAGTGAACGGCAACATCCTGACCGCGGCGCAAGCCGGAACGAAGCTGGCGAAGCTGTTGCAGATCGCAAACGGTCGCGTGATTGTCGAGACCGAGGACGGGGAGAAAACGGCGCAGGTGGTGCACGAGGCGAAGCTGGACGCCTTGGAGGAAATCGTGGAAAACACGGAACGGGGAATCATCGTCGGCTATCGCTACACGGCGGACCGTGAAGCCATCCTGAAACGCTTGGGCAAGAAGGCCGGGCGCATCGATCGGCTGCAGGACTGGATTGCAGGGAAGTTCCCTGTGCTGGTCATGCATCCGAAGGAAGGCGGGCACGGCCTGGACGGGCTACAGGGCGCGGGGCACAATGTCGTCTGGTACGGATGCCCGCATGACTTGGATCACTTCAAGCAATTGAATTCCCGGCTGCACCGGCATGGCACCCAGGCCGGGCATGTGCTGGTCAGGGTGTTGTGTGCGGCCGACACGATTGAAGACAAGCTGCCGGAGCGGTTGGCCGGGAAAGGCAACTTGCAAAACGGGCTCCTGGAGGCGTTGAAAGGGTAGAGGAGGCATCCACCTACCAGAAAACAGATTGCGCGGCTCCCAGGCCCCAGGAATCAAGCCGGGGCGGCATTGAAAAGGCGACGGAATGAGCGGAAATAAAAGGATGTCGAGTGCAATGGAATCGAGCGACCTCGGAGAGGCCGACAACCTTGACGACGTTGCGGACATTGACGTGGTACGGGCAATGGGCATGGCGGGGGCAAAAAACCCATTGGGCGCGGCGCTGTGGCGATTGAAGTACGCGCAGGACGGCAGCGTGGCGCAGATCACCGTCGAGCTGCTGGAGAAAGAGCTGCGGCGCAGCAAATACGCGCCTATTGTGAATTGGCAGGACGCCCGCAAGGTGGTGATGCAGGTGCTGGATCACTACCTGGATTGCAACTGCAAGGTGTGCGGGGGAAGAGGGCACCTGACCATCGACGGCAATGTGCAGGTGCTGCAGGAAGCGGATTGCCCACACTGTGGCGGGACGGGAGAACGGGCGTTGCCTGACATGCCTGGAAGAAACGAGGCCGCCAAGTGGGTGCGCGGCCTGATACTGCAAAAAGAGTTTGAGACAGACGCCCAGGTGATGCGACGACTCGGGCGCCGGTCCTACGAATGACGAATGAGTGAGCCGCAGTGAGGGCATCGCGGCTTGTCGGAAATGCGCAAGGCGCGCAGCACCGCCATCACATCGACACCGCACCGCCGCGAAGCCTCCCGGGCGGACATGCCGGGGTTGGCTTCCAGCAAGGCCACCGCTTCCTGTGTGCGGTTTCGCGCCTTCAGAAACTCCGACAAGATGTCATTGCCTTTTGAAATCTGGTGATGCTTCGCTTCGTCCAATGATCGGAAGTCCCAGGCCGGGCCAAAAAACGTGATGTCCAGTTCGCGCATGCGGTCGCGGCCCGTGACCATGCCGAACGTGCCGGGCATGGCGAGATACTTGTGCACCTGCGCAGTCAGGTGCTTGTCGAGCGCGGGGTGATGGGCAGTGTTGTTCATGAGGGTTCTCTCAGTCGAGGCGGTAGCGGGTGTAGAAACTTTCGGGGACAGGGAAACGGTCGCCTCGGGTCCAGCGCTCCCACAGATGCGCAGGCACGAGCGCCGTGTCGAAGTACCCGTGTCGGATCATCTCGTGGTGCACGTATTGGGCGGCGTCCGTCGAGACCCGCAGATCGTGGGCCAGGGCGGCGATTTGTTCCCAAGATGCAATGCGATCTACTTGCATGATATTTCCTTGGTTGACTCGAACCACGCCGTGAAGGCGTGCAAAGGATAGCGCTTGACCTTGCCTCCGCAGGTGGCCAGGGTGCAGCACGGCGGCGGTGGGTTGCCTGCTACGGTTTGCAGGCGGATCAGATGCGTCAGGCTGCGCGTCGTGGTGAACAGCACAATCGCCAGTTCTGCAGTCGAGTACATTGGGTCATGGTGTTTGGTGGAAGCGTAGGCGCCAAACACCCGGCCATCGCGGTAATTGGTCAGGCGCATGTCGATTCTCCGCGTGCGCGTTCCGAGAAAGCCAGATAGGTGATCTGCGCGTTTTCGAAAGCGTCCCAGGCCGCGGACTCTTCGCCAGAGAAAGCACCAAAATCACGCGTCGCGGCAAGCCACGCTTCGGTTGCCGGCGCTATCGCGGCGGCGGCTTTCTCGCGGCGATTCAATCCGGACAGCACGATGCGCGAAAGCACCACGCTGTCACCCTTGGCCTGGATCATCTCGTCCACTTCGGCCAGCGTGAGGGTGTAGGTGCGATCCTCCGGCACGTTGCCGGAGTGTCCGACCCAGACCGGGGCGCCACACGAAAACGTGAACGTGTGGACAACCCAGGCCGGAATAAATTGGGGATTGGGCATGGCTTGGAGGGTGCCGTAGTATTCGGGCTCGTTCTCCACGCCGGGGGCGATGTAGCGCAACATGGTGATTCCTTTCAATGGTTGGACTCGTCAGTGCAGGCACAACCTGCAGACCGGCTCACGCCGGTTTCGTCCTGTCAAACTAATTCGTCGGGCACTTCAGCAGTGTCGCCCAATTTGCGCACCACGAAGCAACGCATGGCTGCCACGAGGGACGTGGGACCGCTCAAATAGTGGTGCCTCCAATCTTTATTCTTAATCCACTGCACCACGGACCCTGTGTTTCCGCCGTCGTACATCGCCAGACACTGCCCGTCCAGTGCATGCCCGGCACGGCGCAGCGGGCGCAGCAAGATGCCTTCTCGATCAATGATCGGTCCACTTTGCGTCCAGCAAGACGAAAAACGAGGCAATGACATGCCGGGAACAGGATTGTTGTAAGTCAGGCGCGGTTTGCCGAAGCGTATAACCTCGGCGAAGTCGAGATCAGTATCAGGGTTTGACGCCATGAGATCGGCGTAGCGCTGTTCACCTGTGCGAATTTCCACTTCAAAACCTTGCGCCTTCGCCACCAGATAGTCGAGCACTGTGCCCGACGCTTCAGAGACTTGGATTGTTTTCATGACGAACCTTTCAGATTGGGTTGCGAGCAATTTCAGCAAGCAACATGCCGAGCCACGCAAACACGAACGGCAGCAACACGAAACAGATGCAGGCGATTGCGTTCCACACTTTCTCGGAGCGGCTCATGCTTGCCCCCGTGCCTTGGCGATTGCGGTAAGTGCGTTGCGGTACTCGGGCGACCACGGCGATACCGCCTCCTCGTTATAAACAGCAGTCACTATTGCATCAAGCGCAGCAAGCAATTCGTCCCGCTGCTTCTTGATCTTGGGTGCGGAAGCAATGAATGCGGCATTTGCTTCATTGCCTTCCTTTGTGTGGTTCGTGCCATTAACGTGGCAAATGGTGAACCACTTGCCATGCGAAACCGCCATGACGGTCTGGCCGTAAGCAGCCCACGGGCCCGGAGTGTGGTATGTGCTCATGCTGCTACCTCACGAGCGGAAGCGATCAACACGAACAAGGATTCTGTGGTGGCGTCGAGAATCGGAAGGCACGAGCGCGGACGGGCAACGGTCGCATGACGCGTGGTCGTGGTGCTAGCACGTTGCTTGTTCTCGTACCACAAGCCCGCGCGATAGAGAAACAAGGGCCAATGCGAGCCGTACGAAAAAACGACGTACGTTTGACCGTCATCAAACCACTTGCCGTAGAGCGTGGCATTGGCGTTGCAGAATGTGAGGCGCCCCTCTACGGCGCTGCGCACCTTGGCATTTGGGAGAGAATTCATGTTCACGGTGTTTCCTTTCAAGGGTTGGTTGGACTCGTCAGTGCAGGCACAACCTGCAGACCGGCTCGCGCCGGTTTCGTCCTGGTCAGGCGTGGAGGTGCTGGGAGGCAATGTAAGCCGCGGCTTCGGAGTAGGTGTCAACTACGGGGCCCGATTGCTCGGGGTGCAAGCAATGGTAGGCCTGATACCGATCGCCAAATCGCGTGACGGTGAACGGGTAATCCGAACCGATGCTGTGGCCGCGCAGGCCGCCTTGCGCCGAGCTGTGGCCCTTCGATTCAAGCGCCGTCGTGCCAATGGCGCCGGTCGGCAATTCGATGCCCAAGGCTTGCGCCGCCGCGTTGCCTCTCACAATGTCTTCATATCCGCGCATGGTAATACACCAAAAAGGTGAATCGTCTGGACTCGTCAGTGCAGGCACAACCTGCAGACCGGCTCGCGCCGGTTTCGTCCTGGTGCAGTCAGAATAACAGAGCTGCTGACCAGTGCACGCCAGATTCGATGAAAGTTGTAAAATTTTGTTCCTCCCTGGCGGCGTCGCCCAGGATTGCCGGTGCGAGATGATTAAACGGCACCGGGTCTTGGTTGCGGCCATCGGTCCAAACCAAACCCTCGTGCGTCAGCACTGACTCTTGCCCGAGCACCCGGCCGAAGTGGCGAGCACCGTATGCAGAGCACACGATAAAAAACGCGTGTTCGCGGACCCCGTTGTAGTGACCCACTACCGAAGAGAAGGCGTAATTGTGCATGCGCAGGTACGCGGCAAAGGTGTTGCGCGCAAACCGGTTTTGCTCCTCTGTGTTGCTCGCTCTGTGCGCGGACACAATCGCCCAATCCGGTTCCGAATAATAACGATCAGGATGAGCAATGAACGCCTCGCAAAATTTGGTGCGCACAGGCAAGGGTTGACCCACGGGGCTTGTGCGTGAAAAGGGTAGCGGATCGGAAAAGTCTGAGAACATGGTATTTCCTTTCAGGGTTAGGAACGAAATCGATTACGCAAACAAGGCGAAAAGCTTTTCGCCTTCGCTCGGAGTGTTGCGCACTTGGCGCAAGGCACCGTGCCACTGGCCCAGCGATGCCCAGTGCCCCGGCTCGTTATCAAGCAACCAAAACACATCAGCGCGCAAGGCGGGCGACGTGGTGGCTGCCTTGAAAATGTTCACGATGGCGGAGAATTGATCATCGAAGGGGATCGCGGCAATTTGCCCGGCAATTTGCCCGGCAAGGGCCATGCATTTTTTGCGGTATTGAACGGCGTTCATGTCAGTTCCTTTCAGGTGGGGTGAGTTGATATAAGTCATTCTACTTTTGCAGACAGCTTTGTCTACAGGGTAAACCCTAGGTTTCAACACAAATGTGTAAACAATTGTAAACAGAATGAGGGTTTCCACTTACAGAAAAAAGCTTGCAAATGCGCGCGTGTTGTGTTTGTACGCTCGTAAAGCTACACTTTGCCTCGCCCCATTTCGTCTATTTTCTGAACAAGCGCGACGCCTCGCAAATGCGCCACTTGTTCACGGGACAAACCGCGTTCATGTTTCGTGAACATTCAAATGAATTGAACAAAACCGGAGCCATGCTCATGTCCAGCAATTTTCCCCCGTCCAGCTTGTCCAGCGCCGACCTGGGGCAGCAAGCCTCGCAAGGCAGCGACCCAGGTGCGGCACAAGACCCGAGTGCAGGCGTGACACAAGCGACACAAGCGCAGCCCGGCACCTACAAAGCGATCATCCATGTCGGCACTGACGGCAGCGTGCATGTCACGGTGACACAGAAGGGTCAAGTCCTGTGCGATGAAGACACCGACAGCATGGACGAAGCCATGGAAGAAATCACCGAGTGTCTGAACGGATCGGAGCAAAGCGAAGGCCCGGATGCAGAAGCGCAAGAGGCGAGCGATGCAGGTGAGTCGGATGACTCCGATGCAAGCGGCGCCGGTGGCGATCAGAGCACGAGCGGGGGTGATGCCGTGCCTGACGCCGCCACGATGTGGAAGCAGGAAGCGAAGAAACGTCAGGGTTCGTCACGAAGCCTGATAGCCCCAGGGTCACAAGTCTAACCACTACGGAGTTAATCAAATGCAGAACTACAGCAAACCCAGCGCATCACGCAACACCCAGAAAAATGCGGGCGTCGTTGACGGCACCGTGAACGTGCCGACCCAGAAAATCCCCACCGATGGATACCCCGTGCAAGCGGGCAAGGGCACTGGTGGCCTGAAGAACATCCCTGGCTTCACGAGCAACGTTCTGCCGGGCAAGATTTAACTGCAGCACCACACCTCATGAGCGACGAAGCACCTGTCAAGCAGCGCAAGAGTTACCCGAACCGGGCGAAGCGCGGCATCCCTGGCGATATCTTGACCACGCTTTCACCTGCCTCGGGGGCAGTGCCGCAGTTGAAGAAAGAGAAGAAAGCACGCTTGCAAGAAACGCTGCGCAATAACCTGTTTGATCGCATCGCTGACATAGCGATCGAACAGCGTGCGGAATGGTTCGAGACGATCTGCCGTGAAATTGGTGCAGGGTCCACGATCGAAGAAGCGACACGCAAGCACGGCTTGACCCGTGAAGCGTTTAACGACCTCGCCGACTCTGACCCGGCGCTGTACTCCAGGTACGTGAATTCGCTCGGGCGCCGTGCCCAGGCCTACGCCGAGGAGATCATCAGTCTGGCCGATGACGTGCCACGCAGTGCATCCATGGCTGAGATCAAGCGGGCAGAACTCCGCGTTAAGTCGCGGCAGTTTGTCGTGGAGCGGCTTATCGACGTGTACAAGGCGAAGCGCGAAGTGCAAGTAAACACGACCGTGGCGCTCACTGACGAACAGGTGGACGAACGTCTAAGCCAGCTACTCGGCAAGGCGATGAATCAACACATCATCGACGAAGCACGCACGGTAGACCTGTGACCCCGAGTGTTGACCTCACAACCCTGACACCCGAAGAAAGGCGCGAGCTACTCCGGGTGCTAGAGACGCGCCACCGCAGAGAGAAAGAGAATCGGCTGGCAGGGTACAAGCCCTACCCCAAACAGGAAGAGTTTCATACCGCAGGCGCAGATCACCGTGAGCGCCTGTTCGCCGCAGGTAATCAGCTCGGCAAGACGTTAAGCGGCGCCTTTGAGATGGCGATGCACGCGACAGGCGTATATCCGGACTGGTGGAAAGGGCGCAAGTTCCCGTACGCAATCCGTGCCATGGCAGGGTCGGAGTCGGCAGAGCTTACGAAGAAAGGCGTGCAACGCCTATTGCTCGGTTCCCCTGAAGAGCGGGACCAGTGGGGCACTGGCGCCATACCAAAAGTTGCACTGCGCAACACGGCGTTGCGAACCGGTGTGCCCGATGCAGTAGCAAGCATTGTCGTACGGCATCGCTGTGGTGATGACTCAGTGATACAGCTTCAATCTTATGACCAGGGTCGCACCAAGTGGCAGGCCGACACGTTGGATTATGTGTGGTTCGACGAAGAACCACCGCTCGACCTGTACACCGAAGGCCTGACACGGACGAACGCGACGCAAGGCATTGTGGCGCTCACTTTCACGCCACTGCTTGGCATGTCGCAGGTGGTACGCCGGTTCATGCAAGAGCGGCCGGCAGGCACGCATGTGACACAGATGACCATTGCAGACGCGCTGCACTACACCCAGGAACAGCGCGACGCCATCATCGCGGCTTATCCGGAGCATGAGCGCGAGGCACGCGCCAACGGTGTACCGATGATGGGTGAGGGTGCGGTGTTCCCTGTCACGGAATCAGGGATCAAGGTCCAAGGCTTCGCAATCCCGAAGCATTGGCCGAAGATCATTGGTTTGGATTTTGGATGGGATCACCCCACCGCCGCCGTGTGGCTGGCCTGGGACCGTGACACTGATACGGTGTACGTATACGACGTGTACATCAAGCGCAAGAGTTCCGTCCCTGAGAATGCGATGGTGATTCGTGCGAAAGGGGATTGGTTCCCTGTGGCGTGGCCGCACGACGGCTTGCAACATGACAAGGGTTCAGGCGAGACGCTCGCCGCCCAGTACAAGACGGCCGGACTGAACATGCTGAAAGACCGAGCCACGTTCGATGACGGCGGTAGTGGTGTGGAGGCCGGGGTTGCCGAGATGCTGGACCGGATGCAAACGGGGCGGTTCAAGGTGTTTTCTCACCTGACGCACTGGTTCGACGAGTTCAGGCAGTACCACCGCAAGGATGGCAAGTTGGTGAAAGAATTTGATGATGCGATATCGGCGACGCGGTACGCGCTCATGATGAAACGATTCGCCAAGACGCAAGACGAAGCGACGGCAGTGGCCGCGCAGAAACTGCAACGACATATCGTGGCGCCCTCGTTTGGGGTGCTTGATCCTGACATAGGGTATTGACCACCATGGCCATCTCAGATTTCCCGACGAACGAGATTGACCCGGATATCAACTCCGCGGCCAATGCAGACCCAGCGGCACAGGACGAAGCTCGTGCGCTGAAACTGCAGATGTTCGGGCAAGGCCTCGCGAAGAAGCGTGACGAGTGGGTGAAAGCGCGTCGTGCGCTCGGCATCGATCGCCAGTGGAAGGAAGACACGGACCAGTATCACGGCCGCGACAACACGACGGGTCGCGTCGCGAACATGATGGATTCGGTGCAACAAGGTTACCCGGTCACGAACCAGGGGGCTTTGCCGCAACGCTCGACAGTGCGCATCGGCATCACGCGCCAGAAGACCAATGCCGCAGAGGCGCGCCTATCTGACATTTTGCTGCCGACGGATGATCGCAACTGGGGGATTCAACCGACCCCGATGGCCGATGTGACGCGCATGGGCAGGGACGCTTCCCAGGCTTCGCACCCGACAACGGGGCAGCCGATGGTGGGCAAGGATGGCCAACCCGTCACGAAGAAGCAACTCGCTGCCGAAGTGCATCGCATCTGCACGGAAGCTGCAGAAGGGATGCAGGACGCCATCGACGATCAGTTGAACGAGACCGATTACAACGGCGAGCTTCGCAAGATGATCCATGACATGGCGGTGCTCGGCACTGGTGTGGTCAAGGGTCCTGTGGTTGAGAACCACGTTCGCCGTGCATGGTCGCCTCACACCGATGCCTCGGGGCAAACGGTGCATGTGATCGAGATCAAGGAAGAGCTGGTGCCTGCGTCATACCGGGTTGATCCGCGCAAGGTGTTCCCTGACCCGGCGTGCGGTGAGAACGTGCACGATGGCGAAGGTGTGTTCGAGGTCGAGAAGAAAACGACGAAGCTGGTGCGGGGACTGGCGAAGCAGCCAGGGTACTCCGCGACAGCGCTGCGAGCGGTGTTGGAAGAAGGGCCGAAGCGATCCGCCCTCATGGAAGACCTTGACGAGCAGACGAAGGATGTCGAGGACAAACTGTTCGAGGTCTGGGAATACTGGGGCGAGGTGTCCCCCGAAGACCTGAAGACGGTGGGTGTGAAAGACTCAATGCTCAATGATGACGAGTTGGTCAGTGTGTCGGCTTGCGTGATCATGATCAATTCAACCGTGGTGAAGGCGTACCTCAACCCACAAGAAAACGGCGACTTGCCGTACGACATTTGCCCGTGGGAAAAAGTCACGGGACAAGTGTGGGGTTGGGGCGTGCCGCGCCTCATGAAGTGGCAGCAGAGCGTCATCAATGCGGCATGGCGTCAGTTGATGGACAACGCCGGGGTGTCGTCGGGTCCGCAGATCGTGATCAAGAACGGCATGATCACCCCGGCCGATGGGATGATGACGGTCACGCCGCGCAAGATTTGGTACGCAAACGACGAAGTCGCAGATGTGCGGTCTGCATTCACCATGGTCGAGGTGTCGTCGCATCAAAGCGAGTTGTCGGCCATCATCGACATGGCATTGAAGTTCGTGGATGACGAAACCGGCGTGCCGCAGTTGACGCAAGGCGAGCAAGGCAACGCACCGGACACGGTGGGCGGCATGCAGATGCTCATGAATTCGGCGAACGTGGTGCTGCGGCGTCTGGTGAAGCAGTTCGATGATTACATCACCAAGCCGCATATCCGCCGGTACTACGACTACAACATGATGTACAACGACGATTCGTCCATCAAGGGCGACTTCAACGTTGACGCTCGCGGTAGTTCGACCCTGTTGATCCGGGACATTCAGAACCAAGCGTATATGCAGATGTTGGCGCTCGCGACCAACCCGGTCTTTGCACCGATGCTGAACCTGAAAAAGCTGTTCGAGAATTCGCTCAAGGCGCAGCACATCGATCCGACAGAAATCATGTTGACGGACGAGGAAGTCGAAGCGAACGCCGCCAAGGCACAGCAGCAGGCCGCGCCACAAGACCCGCGGATTCAGGCCGCAACGATCCGGGCGCAATCGGAAGCCGCGCGCAATGCGGCAGATGTACAGGTGGCCCAGGCGAAGGCCCAAGGCGAATTGGAAATCGCCCAACAGAATCAACGGATGCGCTTGCAAGAGTTGCAAGCAGAGCGCGAGCTGATGATCCTGAAGCTGGCGCTGCAGGAAAAGATATCCATCGAACAGATCAAGGCCTCCCTTGCGGAGACGGCGATCAAGGAACGTTCGCGGCACGAATTGGCCGCAGCAAACTCAGCACTTCAAACCGCCGTCCAGACCGGCAATCATCAAGGGGTATAAACCATGGCAATCCGAATCCCGGTCATCGATCAACCGGACGCACAAAGCACCATCAAACGAGGCACCTGGACCGGTCTGTTGAACACGGACACGGGTGACCTTTTCCAGTTCCCCGATTGGGCAGATCGCTGCATTCAAGTGTTCGGCACCTTCGGCGCGGGCGGCACGATCCTGATTGAAGGGTCGAACGATGGCGTCAACTGGGGCACGCTCAACGATACGAACGGTGTGGCGCTTTCGCTCACCGCGGCGTCGCTGCGCCAGATGAGCGAAGCGCCACTGTTCATCCGACCCAGGGTATCAGCGGGTGACGGCACCACTTCCTTGACGGCTACCGTGGTCTGCCGTCGTCTCTACCAATTCCTGTAAGGGGCAGCAGCATGGCTGATTATCAAAACGCAGGGGCTGCGCTCAAGGCAGAGCTGGCCCGGATTCAAGGCTTGGTGAATCTGGTGGAAGTCATCACCGAGGTGGCGTCGCTGGAGCAAGCCGCGAATGAAGCAAAAGCTGCGGCTATTACCGCACGCGCCGATCTCGATGCGCTGAATGTGCAGATTGACGCCGCAAAGTCGGAGTTGTCGGACGCCAAGGCGGCGGTCAAGAAGACCAAGACAGCGGCGGATGACTACGTGACGAAAGTGTCGGCGGATGCTACAGATGCCGCGGCCAGGATTATCGCAGATGCCGAGGCAGAAGCATCAGCGGCAAAGAGCGACGCGGTCGCAGAGTCGCACCTTGCCGTGGTCCAGGCGGAAACCCTTCGCGATTCCGCGCTTGCCGACCGAGATGTGGCGCTGCGGGAATTGCAAGATTACTTGTCCCGCGTCGAGGTGGCCAAGGTCGAATTGAATTCTGCGCGAATCGCGATCGATGCCATTCGTTCGCAAGCGTCCAAGTTGATTGGGTGAACCCATGGTTTCTCCGATCGTTTTCGACACCGCCACACAAGCGACGCCGGATCAGATTGCAGGGCTTGCGCTTTGGTTAGATGCGCAGCAGCCAATGTTCACGGCGGCGTATGCCGCGCAGTGCGCAAATGATGGCGATGTGATTGCGTTTTGGCCTGACCGTTCGACGACAGGAAACGCGCCGCTTGCCCCATCGACTGGTTCTCCGACTTACAAGAAGTCGGCGATCAATGGTTACCCTGCGGTCAATCTCAACGGCACGTCGAAATTCACGACACCTGCGATCAACTTGGCCAACTGCACAATCTTTATTGTGATGTCGGCCCCTGGGTTAGCCACCAATAAAGTGATCATGCAAGCGGGCTCCGGCTTTTGGATCGAGTGCAATCGGACGACGAATACTTTCAACTACGTCAGCGGCGGCACTGTCCCCGCCAGTTCGGCCGGGGCGCCACTGAATATTTCCGCAGATACAAGCATTGGCGTTGTGAGGTATGACGGTGCGTCGATGTGTTTGATGTATGACCGGCAGTTCGCGAATAATGGGCCAAGCGCGACAGCTAGTTTGTCCACCTTCGCCTGCACCGGAACGTTAGCGGCTTCGGTTGCCGTGACTCTTGGAGACCTCGCCGCAGGCGGATTCACTTGGCCGGGTTACATCGGCGAAGTTCTCATTTATAACGTGGCACTTTCGCAAGACAACACGCGTCAGGTTTATGACTACTTGCAAGCCAAGTGGGGTATTGGGGCATCCAATCTGGTTATATGCACCGGAGATTCCTTGACTTCAGGGCAAGGGTCCACCGGGGGCGCGGCGCAAGCGATGTTGACTCCTGTAGGGGGTACGAATTATCCGAACAGGATGTGGAATTCATTAGGGGCCGGCACTTGGCAAGTGAAGTGCGACTCTTACCCAGGGCGTAACTTGGTGCAAATGAACACTGAAACTCTGACGTATGGAGATTTGCTTTTCTCTCCACGAGGATCAGGAAAAAATATTCAGATCATCTGGGGCGGCACCAACGATGTCGCGGCGTACAGCTCCGCTGGCCAAGCGATTTCTCAATACCAAAAATTGTGCAAACAGAAAAAATCATTTGGGTGGAAAGTCATCGCCGCCACGATGCTTCTTCGTCAAGACGGGACAGCGACTCAACAAGCTGCTTTTGCACTTAATCAGGCTGCCTTCAACACATGGTTGCGTGCGAACTACACGCAGTTCGCTGACTATCTGGTGGACTTGACCGCAATTCCTCAGCTCACCAACCCTGCCAATACAACGTATTTCAATGCCGATAAAGTGCATTTGACTGATGCAGGGCATCAACTCGTGGCGAATGCCATGGCCTTCGCGGTACAGCAACTCTAAATTTTCAAGGAAAAGACACCATGGCAATCCAATACAGCACGACCCACCGCACCAACTCGATGACGCAGTTGAACACGGATATCGGGGTCAATGCGCTCATCAAGATTTACTCAGGCGCTGCCCCGGCCAATGTGGCGGCCGCAGCTACCGGCACCTTGCTTGTGACGCTGACAGGTAACGCAACCGCCTTCGGCTCAGCGTCTGCCGGCGCACTCACCGCAGGTGCAATCACTTCGGGTGTGGCGGCCGCAACAGGTGCGGCGGGCTACTTCCGGATCGCTACCAGTGGCGGCACGGATGTGGTGCAAGGAACAGTGAACACGTCGGGTGCAGATATCACGATCAACAATACCTCAATTGCTTCAGGCCAAACGGTCAGTGCATCGTCGTTGGTCATCACCGCAACGGGCGCGTAATCATGCCGATCGTCAGCGCCTTGACCGTTTCCAAGTTGACGACCTATACCATGATTGGTATGGAGATCGATTTTCAAGCCAAGTCGCTGACGGCTAAATACTTGATCAATATCGACGGGCTTGACCGCAACGAGATCGATATCACGTACACCGGGGTTGACTGGGATTTCTTCTTCGCTGATGTTGTGGACCCGGTGACCTTGGTGGTCACCAAGCCCATTGGCGCGCGGTTTACAAAGCAAGTCGAAATTGACTTGGCAAAGAAAAACAAAATATCAGGCTCCGTAGTCTGATACCTCATAGGGGCGGATAGTGGCCAATTTCGTTACTAATGCTGGGTCTGGCGGTTCGACCTTTGCATCCGACACCATCACGGCGGTGGAGTATCCCCTAGCAAAGTCTGCTTGGGGCGCTGCGGGAGCGGTGAATCAAACTTCCGTAGCCTCCCCTTTGCCAGTGCAGGTGATCTCAGGTGCTGCGGCCAACACCACGGGTGCAATCACTACAGCCGCAACGACGGTTGGCCCGGTGACGATGGGGTCATATGTCAGTGTGACGGTGCAGGTGTCAGGCACCTATGCGGGCGTCAACTTCGGCTTTTGGGCATCGAACGACAATACGACCTACTGGCCGGTCAACGCCGTGCGCACGGACACGAGCATCTCGGAGACAACGACAGGGGTGCTGCCGGCGAACCAGACGCGTGCATGGGATGTAGACATCGGTGGCGCGGCGTTCTTCAAAGTTATCTCAACTGCCTTCACGTCAGGCTCAGCGGCGATCAGTATTCTTCAGAACATGGAAGAAGGTTCGCCATCTGTAGCTGCAATTACCCAAGGGCCAGCGGCTGCAGCGACGGCGATCCTCGGCAACCCGACGCGCATCGGCGGAACGTTTACAACAGCGTTGCCGACGTACACCACTGGCCAGCAAACAGACCTGCAGACAACCGCAAGGGGTGAGGTCTATTGCGCGCTTTCCATCGGCGCGGTGTCGGCAACGATCAAGGCGGCATCGACGGCAGCGGCAACTACTGATACTGCTTTGGTTGTGTCGATGGCAGGTGCGAATAGCGCCGTGAAGATTGGCGACGGAACGAACAACGCTGCGGTGAAAGCGGCGAGTACAGCCTCAGCGTTCACCGACCCAGCGGCGACAGTTTCAGTACGCCCTGGCGAAGCGTTGGTATCTGCTTCCGCAGCGTTAGCAGATGCCCTGGCAAATCCGACACTCGGTCGTATTGCTGTCCTGAATGCGCTCTACAACGGCACGACCTGGGATTTGCAGCGCGGCATGTCAGGCAACCTGACCACCGGCGATACGGGTGCAAAGACCGCAACGGGTAACGGCGCGACCATTGCGAACGTGGGTAACAAAGGCGTTGCCATCGTGGTCAACATGGGAGCAGTCACAGGCACTACCCCGACGTGCGTCATCAAGGTACAGGGATCAGCGGACGGTGGTACGACGTGGTACGACGTACCGGGGGCA